TTGATTTCGGACCCGTCCGGCGCGGGCTCTACAAGATCGGAGCCGACAGGGGCACGGTAGACGCCCTGGAAGCCGTCGTGAACGGCCTCTACGACGTTTCCACGACCACGGAGGGCCAGAGCGACGATCTCACCGCTGTGACCGCCGCAGCGGCGGCTGCACAGGCCTCGGCGGACGCCGCTCTGGACCGTGCGGAAGCCTCGGCGCTGTTTGAGCGGCCCCTGGACTTCACCGGCCTGCAACCGACCGGGGCGCCCCCGCCCAGCACGCCCGGCGGAACCTCCGGTCAGGTGCAGTGGAACAACGCCGGGAGCTTCGACGGGCTCACCTTCTCGGGCGATGCAACCCTAGTCGCATCAACCGGAGTGGTCACCGTCGCATCAATTGGCGGGGTTGCGCCGGGGGCGTTTTACGCCGGGACGAACGCCGCCAACCTGACCGGTACGCTGGCCAGCGCGCGGGTTTCGGGCTCGTACACTGGCATCACGGGCGTGGGAACGCTCACGGCGGGCACTTGGAACGCGACCGTCATCGGCTCTGCCTATGGCGGCGCCGGGTCCGTCTCGGGCATCCTGAAGGCTAACGGGTCGGGGACGGTTTCGGCTGCGGTTTCGGGCACGGACTATGCGCCGGCCACCTCGGGTAGCTCGATCCTCTACGCCAACGGCTCGGGCGGGTTTTCCAGCGTCACCATCGGAACCGGGCTCAGCTTCACGACGGGAACGCTCAGCGCGAGTGGGTCAGGCACCGTCACGCACACCGCAGGGGCGCTGACCTCGGGTCAACTGGTCTTCGGCAACGGCTCGGCCGACATCACGGTCGGAAACCTCTCCGGTGACGTTTCGACCTCGGGCTCGGGTGTGACGACCATTGGGGCCAGCAAGGTCACTACGACGGCGATCAACAACAGCGCCGTGACGCTCGCCAAGATCGCCAACATAGCCGATCAGACCCTTCTCGGGAACAATACTGGCAGTTCGGCTGCGCCCGTCGCCCTCACAGCGTCTCAGGCGCGCACGGTGCTGGGAACCGTCATCGGGACCAACGTCCAGGCGTGGGATGCGGACCTTGACGCCTTGGCCGCGTTGTCGGGCACGAACACGATTTATTATCGGTCTGCATCCAACACGTGGTCTGCGGTCACCATCGGGACACAGCTCAGCTTTTCTAGCGGAACCCTAAACGTCATCGGCGGCGGCGGCGGAAGCACAGGTTCAGGCGTCACCATCGCGCAGTTGCAAGCGAACTTCTCGATTAACTCCGGTGTCTTCGCGAAGAAGTCGTGGGCTGCGGGTGACATCATTCGGGATGACGTGACCGCGTGGTCGTCAGGCGCCGCGACCCGCTTCACCACCCCGAGTGGCTACACCAAGGTTCGCATCACGTCGAAAATGTCGTGGGCGACGAGCGCCTCAACGAGCTATCGCTGGCTGAACATCTACAAGAACGGCAACTTCTTCAACGGCATACATATCCCGGCCAGCCTTGCGGACAGCACCCGCGCGTCGTTCACGTCAAACTGGATCGTGGTGGCCGCCACGGACTATTTCGAGGTCGAGTGGGGTCAGAACACCGGGGGCGCGCTCAACCTCATTGGCAGCACAACCAACGGCGCGGACTGCGCCTCGATCCAGTTCGAATGGGCGCCTTAATACGGCGCGCCTGAGCCGATCCAGGCGATCCAGATCAGGGCTGCAAAGAACGCGGCCCAGGCCGCCCATCCGGCGAGTTCATAGAGCTTCGTTCGCGACATTCGATCGCTTCCCCCGGCGCCATGCTGCATTTTGCGTGCCGCGATGACGTGTGGCAAGGTCCGCGCGGGGGAGCGGAATGTCGGCGACAGGTGCGGCGCGTAGAGTTGAGCCTTGGGCCTGGGTCGCCCTCGCCATCGTCGCGAGCTTCCAAACTTGGCTGATATTTTCGCACGCGCTTTGGTTCGATGAGGCTCAAGCGCTGCTAGTCGCCCGCGCGCCATGGGCCGATCTGCACGCGAACCTGCGCTACGAAGGCCACCCGGCGCTCTGGTACCTGCTGCTCAGCATGATCGACCGCTTGGACGGCGGCCGGCCGCTGACGCTTCCTTTAGCCGAGTTCATCGTCGCAGCAGGGCTTTGGGCGCTGATCTGGCTGCGCAGTCCGTTCCCGAGTTGGGCCAAGCTGCTCCTGTCGCTGAACTACTACGTCCTGTTCGAGTATGGCGTGATCTCGCGGAGCTACGGCCTCGCCGCACTCCTGATCCTGGCCGCCGTCGCGGGGCGGCGTTCGATCTGGGGATGGGTGTTCCTGGCCTTGGCCGCCAACGTGGCCGTCCATTTCACTGTCGCCGCAGCCTTCGTGGGCGGCCTGATGTTCCTTGAACGCCGAAGCTACATTGGCGCCGCGCTGTTCGCCGCAGGATGCGTTCTCGCCGTCGCCACGGTCTACCCGAGCCCCGCCGATCTCCACCTGGCCTCTCCGATGCTGGCGCCGCTCTCCGTCAAGCTGATCATCAACTTCCATCGGATCTCCGGCCTGATCCTGCCCGATCTGCCGCTACCGCCAATCGGGTGGGGACACCTTGCGCCGTTCCCGTGGTCGCTGTTCGTCGCGCTGGTCGCGCTGATCGCTGGCCCGCTGATGCTTCGGACCTGGCCGGCGCGCCTGGCCTTCCTAGGGCTATTCGGCGCGCTCTGGACCATCGGTGTGGCGGTCTATCCGATCTGGGTCCGGCACGTCGGGGCGCTGGCGATCTTCCTCATTGCCGCAGCGTGGATGGAGGCGGAACGCGAGCCGCAGCAACCCTTGCCGAGACTGTTCGTGGCCTGGCTGGTCATATTGGCCTTCTCTGGCGTCTCGGCGGCAGGCTCGGCGCTAGTGATGCCCTTCACAAGGCATCCAGAGATCGCCCGCTGGGTGAGAGAACACCACCTTGAGGGGCGCGCATTGGGCGCCTGGCCGGGCAACTACGGCGTGCCGCTCGCTGCGCTCCTGGACCGGCCGATCATCAACACCCAGAAGGGCTGCGCCGAGCGGTTCACCCGCTGGAACTACGATCCGCAAGGCAAGGGGAGCGCGGAGGCGCGCATTCTGGCCTCCGGCGCCCAATACGTGGTTTCTGATGAGGTCCTATTCGCGCAGCCGGTCGCGCGGTTTCCGAACGCTTTAGCGGGGAAGGCCCTCACCATCTACGACTTCGGCCCGCCGGTTCGGGCAGCGATGGCCTGCGGCCGCTAGCCCGCACTATTCCACCATCGAGAGGCTACCATGACCAACCCGACGCCAACTCGGGCGGCCGTTGTGCTGACCGGGACGCAACAGGCCTATCAGCCCGTTCCCAGCTTCAACGGCTGGATCGACGGCGCGGTGATCGCCAACACCCACTCCGCAGCCGTGGACGTGACCATCTGGCGGACGCTGGCGGGCGGCTCGACCTCAACCGCGGCCACCATCCTGCCGCTGACCTCAATCGACGCCGGCGCAACACTGAAGATCGGCGAGCTGATCGGCCAATGGGTGCTCTCCGACGACACCATCGTTGGCCGGGCCTCGGTCGATGGGGTGGTCGCCTTCAACCTGTCCGCCCGGGAATTTCCGGCTGCGTAGGGCGGATCGGAGTGACCTTCCACACCTCGTCTCGTTGGGCGAGGCCTTCCACGCCGAGGACCGCTGGGGCGGCCTCCTCACCTTCGATCCCGCCAGCTTCCGGCGCACCTGCGAATTGCTGATCGAGCGGGGCGTCATCTTCATCACCGACCGAGGCCTGATCGGACTCTCGGTGGGTCCTTCGATCTACAACCACGCGCTCACCGTCTGCTCGGAGCTGTTCTTCTGGGCGCCTGACGGTCGGGGCGACGAACTCCGCAAAGCCGCCGAGGCCTGGGCCTCCGGGCACGCCGACGTGCTGGTCATGGGCGCCCATGAGCCCGGGCCTGTCGAGCGGATCTCCAACTGGTATCGCCGCAAGGGCTACGCCCCCATCGGCCGTCAATTCGCGAGGACTGTCTGATGGGCTCTATCATTGACGCCATTGGCGGGCTGTTTGGTCACCAATCGCAGTCCACCAACGCTCAGAAGGGCGTCTCCGATTTCCAGAACGCGACCAACGCGGCGACGGCGAACTACAGCCCGTTCATCACCGGCGGGACGAACGCCTTCAACAGCGCTCAGGCCATGCTTCAGCCGGGCTACCAGTTCAACTCAAGCGACCCGTCCTATGCCTGGCGCTATCAGCAAGGCCTCGACGCAGCGAACGCTGGCGCAAGTGCGGCGGGCTCACTCAACTCCGGCGGCCAACTGAAGGCGCTTCAGCAGTACGGCCAGGGCCTCGCCTCGACGGAATTCAACAACCAATTCAACCGCCAAAATACCCTCGCCAACTACGGCCTGCAAGCGGCGAACGGCGAAAGCAACGCGCTGTTCAACGGCGCGAACGGCACGGCGAAGTACCGCGGCAACCAGGGCGATGCGACCGCCGCTCAGTGGGGTGATGGCGCCAACCTCGTGACCAGCGTCGGCAAGTTCTTCGGGTTCTAGGGAGCGCACCTGAATGTCGTTCCAAGACACCTACAATCAGACGCGAAACGCCTTCGTCAACCGACAGGAGGCGATTCGCAAGAACGCGCTCAACGCCCAGCAGGATCAGGCCTCGATCACCGCCGGCAACGCGCTGGCGGGTGGGGACATCCCGGGGGCGGCGAACGCGCTCTACAAGGCGGGCGACATTGGAACCGGTCTGAAGGTGGCGCAATACGACGACGCCACCCGCGCCAAGCACGCCGAGGCCGCCCAGCGCATCACGCAGGGCATCCGCGCCGCCGTGGCCGCCGGGCACTCGCCCAGCGACGCCTACGACATGGCCCAGCAGATCGCCCCGCAGCTCGGCATCAACCCGCAAGACCTCGCCAAGATGCGACCGGCTTTCGACAAGGACCCCCAAGGCTTCCTCGATCTGGTGGACGCGCAGTCGAAGAAGGAACTCCAGTTCTTCCAAACCAAGCAGGGCATCTACGCAGGCGACAAGACGACGGGCAAGGTCACACAGTCGATGGCGCTCCCGCGAGAGCCGATCTCCCTTGACCCCGACAAGCTGAACTACATCCCAGAGGATGGCGCGTCCCCCGTCGCGTCGCCCGCGCCACCACGCGCAGCCGCCGCCCCGAACGCTGACGCTGTGTGGGCCTCAATCCACCAGCAGGAATCCGGCGGCCAGAAGGAGCCGGGTAAGGCGGTCGGCCCTAACACGCCCTACGGCAATGCGCTCGGCTCGACCCAGATGCTTCCGGCGACCGCCGAGGCCATGGCTCGCAAGCTCGGCGTGCCGTGGAACCCCGCCCTGATGCGGGAGAACACCCCACAGGCGCTCGCCTACCAAGACAAGCTCGGCAGGGCCTATTTTGACGAGGGCGTGGAGAAGTCCGGCGGCGACCTTGCAGGCGGTGCGGCCTATTACTTCGGCGGCCCCGACATGAAGCTGCACGGCCCCAAGACGGCGGCGTATGTGCAACAGGTCATGAGCCGCGCGGGCCAGCCGCTCGCGGGCGGCTCGGGTGCGGATACTGTCGAGACGGCCCCTCAGATCCCCGGCTACCGGCTTATCACGCCGCAGGCCGGCGGCGGCAAGAAGGCCAAGTGGGATATCTACATCGACCCGACTGGCAACACGCCGTACCGATATAATTCGGCGACCGCAGAGGCGACAACGCTGGACGGCAAGCCCTACACCCCAAGCGGGCTTTCCAAGGTAGCGGGTGGCGGCACACCCCGCAGCGCGGCTGCGCTGGCTGTGCAGCGCTACATTCAGGAGAACCCCGGCGCGACCGCTGAGGATATCTCGCAGTTCAACGCGAACCTGAACAAGGAGCGCTCCGCGACGACCGCGTTTGGCACCGGCAAGCAGGGCCAAACCATCAATTCGCTGAACGTCTCCATCGACCACCTGAACACGCTCAGCAACCTGGCCGGGGCGCTCGGCAACGGCGACATCAAGCTCCTGAACAAGTGGGGGCAGCAATGGAAGGCCCAGACAGGCAACCCGGCTCCGACCAACTTCGTCGCTGCCAAGCAGATCGTCGGTGATGAGATCGTCAAGGGTATTGTTGGCGCGGGCGGCGGCGTGGCTGACCGTGAGAAGGCGCAGGCGGCGATTAGCGAGGCCTCGTCCCCAGCCCAGCTCGCGGGCGTCATTAGCACCTACAAGTACCTGCTAGCTGGCCAACTCAACGGTCTGCGCCTGCAATACAAGAACACGACCGGGCGCGGTGACTTTGAGGACAAGCTCCTGCCGGCCACCCGAAGCGAATTGGAGGGCGTCGGTGCGCGGCCTACCGCCCCAGCCGCGAAGGCCCCGACCGTCATCCGCTACGACGCCCAAGGTCGCCGTATCAAATGACCATCCAGGCTCAGTCCGCCGATGGCGTGATCCACGAGTTCCCGGATGGCACGAAGGACGCCGTGATCGACGGCGCCATGAAGGCCTATGCCGCGTCCAAGGCCCCGCCCAAGGGCATCGCGGACACGATTAGCGGCCTCATGGCGAACGTGAACCGCGGGCTAGGCGTCGGCGATGAGCTGGCGGCCGGCGCGAACACGATCCGGGACGTGGTGACCGGCAAATCCGGCCCGGACCTCGTTCAGACCTACAAAGACGAACTCGCGGGCCAGCGCAACCGGGAGAGCAGCTTCGCAACGGCCCACCCCAACGCGGCGGCTCTGGCGCGCGGGACCGGCATGGCGGCCACAGCGGCGATCCCGGCGGGCAATTCCGCGAACCTGCTCGCCCAAAGCCCGCGCCTGGTCAACATGGCGCGTGGGGCCGTGACGGGCGGGCTGACGGCTGCGGCCTATGGCGCGGCGGATGCGGGATCACCGGCTGAGCGCCTGAAGGCGGCCTCGGAGGGCGCCACGAACCCCCTGGCGCTCGGTTTGGGCGCCGTGGGCGGTGGGCTTGGCCCGGCGGCGTCTCGCGGCGCCGGGCGTGGTCCATCGCCCGATGTGGCGGCCCTGGTGAAGGAAGGCGTCAACCTCACGCCCGGTCAGGCGCGCGGCGGCCTCGCCAAGACCGCGGAAGACATCGCCACCAGCGCTCCCATCCTCGGGACCGCAATCCAGGAAGCCCGCAAGTCCGGCCTGCAAAGCTTCAACCGCGCCGTGGTCAACCGCGCTCTGAAGCCCATCGGCGAGGCGCTTCCCGACCACATCGAGACGGGCACGGAGGCTGTGAAATACGCAGGCGACACGCTCTCCGCAGCCTACAAGAAGACCCTGCCCGAAGGCACAGTGAGGCCGGATGCTCGCTTTGTAGCGGACGTGAACAAGAACGTCACGCCGCTCGCCGAGACGCTGAGCAAGGACAACCAAGACGCCCTGCAAGGCATCCTCGCCAAGCGCGTGACCGATGTCAGTAAGGCCAATGACAACCTGCTGGACGGAAAAACCTTCCAGAAGATCGTCCAAGGGCTGGACTACGAAATCGGGCGCTTCGCCAACTCCGCAGACCCCGATCATGTCGCGATGAGCCAGGCGCTCGGGGCCACCAAGGACGCCATCGAATCCGCTGCGATGCGCCAGAACCCGACGTTCGCCACGGCCAAGAACAAGATCGACCTCGGCTGGGCCAACCTCGCCCGCGTCGAGCGCGCAGCCGGCGGGGCCGGGGCAGACGGCGGGATCTTCACGCCGGCACAATACAATTCGGCAATCAGCGCCAGTGAAACCAAGGTCGGGGGTCGCAACCGCCGCATGGCGCGCGGCGAAGGCCTGAACCAAGACCTCGCGCAAGCGGCCAAGGCGGTATTGCCGAGCAAAGTTCCTGACACCGGGACAGCCACGCGCGGCGCCATGATTAGCCTAGCCGCTCACGCGCCCGGCGCCGTGGTGGGCGCTATCACGGGCGGCGGCCCTGGTGCGTTGGCGGGCATGGCGGCGACGACTGGCGGTCTAGCGGCGGCGTCTCGCGCCTACTCGCCCCAGGCCATGGCGGCCTTCAACGCCGCTCTGCGCAGCAATATCAGCCAGCGGGAGGCGGCAAGCGCCGTGGGCCAGCTTGGGCGGATCGCTGCGAAGGAGCCGGCAGCAAGAGCACTCTACCGGGAAGCCTTGCAACGGCTGGGTCGGACGGCGGGCCTGATCGGCTCGCAATCCGCTTTAGGCCGCGGAAACCCCGGACAATAGCCACCCACACGATGAAGAAGCCCGGGACCGCCCAGGCCTCGCGATAGAGCCTGTCGAACTCGTCTTCCGGCGGAAGCGCCTTCTGCATCTCCACACCCTAGCACGTTTTCACGGAGCGACCGCATGGACGTTGCGAAACTCGACCTGCGCAACATCGACTTCGACCTCGATGGACACCTGAACGCAGGCGGGCTGATCCACACCTATGCGGCCAGCACCACCACGCCGCTCGCGACCTATACCGATGCGACGGGCCTCCAGGCGAACGCCAACCCCATCGTGGCGGACAGCTCGGGAAACTACCACCTCTGGCTGACGGTCGGCTCGGCCTACAAGTTCGTCTTTGCAACCGCCGAAGACGTTACGATCTACACCGAGAACAACGTCACCGTGGCGACCGGCGGTACCATCGAGGGCTCGGTCTTCTGCGATGTCCTCCTGACCTATCCGGGCGGCCCTCCGGGCTCCTCGGAGTGGCTTGGCGGCGAGCGTTTCGCCCACGATGTGGACTTCCTGGCCAACTGGACCTCCTCGTACGGCAAGGTCCCCAAGACGCTTCCGGCGGCCTCCTTCGAAGTCACCATCAAGAAGAACAACTCCACGGTCGGCACGGCCACCTGCGACACGTCCGGCGTCTGGACCTTCGCGACCTCCGGCGGGGCACAACAGCACTTCCTCGCGGGCGATGAGATCGACTTCTACGGCCCCTCGAGCGCGGACACCAACATCACCGACTTTGGCCTGACCCTGGCCGGGAGCCTCGCGTAATGGCTGACCTCATGTACGGCGGGGAGATCGGCCCGCTGATCCCGTCTGACGGGACGGTCGTAGAGGTCACCGCCACCGGCAACGTCTACGACACGGCCAAGTGCCGTTGCGCGGTCTACGTCTTCAGCCGCAACAGCTCCGCATCAAGCCCGACCTTTGCCGCGAAGGACACGCTGTGGGTCCATTGGGACACCAACAGCGAGACCCACTTCGACAACCGCAAGTCGGGGATCGTGGAGCTGGTCGCGAGTTCGACGCCGATCATCCGCGTCGCCTCGACCCAGGCCGGGCAGGGCAACGATACCCTCTACCTGGAGTATTTCAGCGGCGGGACGTGGACGACGGTCGGCGGAAGCCAAACCTTCACCACCTTCGGCGTGCGCCAGACCTTCGATCTGTTCTTCGAGAAATCCAGCGGAACGCTTCGCCTTTACTCCTCGGGAAGCCTCGTCACCGCGCTTGGCGGAACCGCCGTCATCGCCCTGCAAAGCCTCGGCGCGATCACGCGGGTAGACTGGCGCGGCAACTACGACGGCGGCATCAAGGTCAGCCAGAACGTGGTGTCAGAAGACAGCACCATCGGGGTCAGCGTCTACACCCGCTATCCAAACGGCGCAGGGGCTTCCAGCGACTATACCGGCTCCTACGCCAACGTCGATGAGATCGTCTATTCCGACGCTGACGCGATCACCTCCACCGTCTCGGGCGATACGGAACTCTTCACCCACACTGGCCCGACACTGCCCTCCACGATTGCCGTGCGTGGCGTCTACATCGCGGCCCGCGCCAAGACCGGCGGGACGGTGACCGGCCAGAAGGGTGCGCTCCGCATCGGCTCCACGACGTACGCGTCTGCCGCCAACGTCCTTGACGCCGGGTTCGGCGCTGACGGCCACATGTACGCCGTCAGCCCGGCCACCTCCGCAGCCTTCACCAAGGCCGAAATCGAGGCCATGCAGTACGGCCACAGGTCGCTGACGTGAGCGGGATCACCACCACCAAGTCCGTGATGTTCGTCGCGGTCAACTCCGCGTCGGGCGGGATCACGCTGACCAAATCGGTGCTGTTCATCGCGTTCAATCCTACCGCGGTCGTCAATCCGCGCACCAAGGCCCGCGTCCGCGTCCGTTACGGCCAGGCCTAGCCCCAAGCACATCCACTGAACCCGGAGTCGCCATGCAGCGAACTCGCCTCGTCGTGGGCCGCAACACACGTACATCCTCAGCCCATGGCCGCGGCCACGTCTCGATGCCGCCACCGGCCCCGACGCTCGGCGCCCTGGCGCTGACCGGCGCGACGTTCGCCGCCGACGCGCTGGCGGGCGCAGCCATCGGCACGCTGAGCGGCATGACTGCGGGCTCCACGATTGCCGTCTTCCCGGCCGAGCCTCGGGTATCCCTGGTGGGAACTGGCCTACGGGTGGGCTCCACGGCCGCCAGCGCCGGCACGTTCTCGGTGACCATCCGCGAGACGCTCACCGGAGCGAGCAACACCCCGCGCGACTCGACGTTCACGATCACGGTTAGCGCCGCCGCTACACCCCCGCCAGTCGTCACGCTGGCCGCTCTGACGCTGAGTGCGTCGAGCTTCACGGCAGGCGATGCCGAAGGAACCTTCATCGGGGCGATTTCCGGCAAGACGACGGGCTCCACGCTTTCGCTCAGCCCCTCGGACACTCACATCAAGATCGTCGGCACGAACCTGCTGGTCGGCCCTACATCGTCATCGGCCGGCACGCTCGACATCACCATCCGCGAGACGCTGACGGGCGCCACCAACACGCCGAAGGACACGGGGTTTTCGCTGACCATCGCCGAAGCGCCGGCCGCTCCCGTCGTCTCGACCTATGGCAACGACGGATCGGGTTCGATCCCGGGCGGGGCGACTGTCGTAACGCCGGTCACGCTGGCCGCTGCGATCTCCGGCGCGGCGACCTCGGCGAATCTGGTCCTGGCCCTTGAGCCCGGATCCTATGGCGCCGTCACGATCACCAAGGACATGGACAGCGGCAAGACCCTGACGCTGTACGGACAGACGGGCGTCAGCTTCTCGTCGCTCTACCTCAACAGCGCCAACGGGATCGCGGTCAAGTACGCCAACGTCTCCAGCGTCTCGGGCAACTTCGCCATCCAGGTTTCGGGCGGTAGCCGCCTGACGCTCGAACACATCACCGGCAACCCCGGTGGGACCTATTCGGGCGTGGGCGTCTCGATCCGCGACAGCGATACGGTGAGCGTCACCAACTGCGATTTCTCGTTCTACGGGACCGCCATAGCGCCGGCATCCAGCACCAACGTCACGATCTCCGACAACCGCATAACGGACATCGGCGACAACTTCATCTTCTACAACCTCTGCACTGACCTCGCCATCCTGCGAAACCTCCTGATGCGGCCCGGCGGCCCGAGTGACGGGCAGCACAGGGACGCCATTCAGGGCGCTTCGGCTGGTACGCCGGACGAGGGCGGCCCGATCCGCAGCGCGAGGGTGCAGATCGAGAACAACACCTATATCCGCGACAGTGGACTCTCCGTCGTCCAGGGCATCGGGTTCATCGAAAGCACCGACGACCTCTCCCTGCGCTTCAACGTCGATCACGGAAGCGCCTCGAACGGCATGAGCATCAGCGATTGCAACCGGGTGACCGTCGAGGGCAACCAGGTGCAGGGCCGGACAGACGCGGACGGACAGGGCAACGCGGGGAGCGGAAGCCAGATCCTCGCCCGTGGCAACTCCGACACGATCACCTTCCTCAACAACAAGTCCGGCGCCATCGGCTACCTGACCAATGCCGAGATCTGCACGAACGTCACGCCGGTTGGGGCCCCGCTCGCAAGCGGAGCGCCCGCCAACACCGTCATCGGCTTCAACGGAAACACCTTCCTGGCCGATGCGACCGGCATTGCGGACACAGCCGCGCTGCTCACCTTCCTCGCCGCCAACCCTGACAATCCGCGGCCCTAGCGATGAACGAGCGTCAATCCGTCGCCGGGGCTTACCAGAAGATCGAGAGCCACGAAGAACTGTGCGTCGAGCGCTACGACCGCATCAACGAGAAGCTGGGCGAACTGACGGACGGCGCCAAGACGCAAAACCGGCTGATGGTGAGCGTTCTCTTGGCCCTGCTCGGCTGGATGGCGCTGCAGCTCTGGAATGGCCAGGTGGTGCATCCGCCGACCCAGACCAGCACGCAGACGCAGACCACGACGAACACCCAGACGACGCCGCTCCATGCGCCGGATCGCTAGCGTTCTCTTCCTCCTCCTTGTTGCGGGTTCCTGCACGACGATAGGAACGACCATGAGTGGGAATTGGGGATCTGATTACCGCTGGGTTCATGGGGTTGGGGGGCATGTGATGCCGGGGCCGGATGGACGGCAGGTTGTCTAGTTCATCCCGGGGCAGGGCCTAGCGCCGAGGTGTCCGCCATGACCGACCCCATCGATCCTTCCGCCGACACCCTGCGCGCCGCCCTCGATCTCCTGAACTCCGCCGAGAGACAGAAGCGCTATCGCACCCGCCGCCGGACGTGGGCGTGGAAGATCGGTCGCCCCTATTCCGAAGACCTCGACAAGCCCCTCCCAGCCGTCGTTGACGGTGTTGACCCGGAGAACGGATGACCGCTCGCAAAGGGCAATCGACCACTGGCCTCAAGCCCCGCGAACTCGACGCGGCGACCAGGGCCGTCCTGGAGGAGGGCAACGTCACGGCTGCCGCCCGTAAGCTCGGGATACCGCGAGCGACCCTCCAACATCAGCTCAAGATCGCGGTGAGGGCGGGCTACACCGTCCCTCGCACGCAATCCAACCCGTCCCGCTGGCGACCCGGCGCGGAGATCGTTGCCGCCCGCAAAGCTGAGTTCGAACGGGTCAGGAACTCCGGCCCCAATCGCGACGGCAACGTGATCTTCCGGCCGGACGATGGGCCGTTCATGCTGATCATGCTGGGCGACGAACACCTCGACAATCCAGGGACCGACCTCAACCTCTGGGAGCGCTGGATCGGCTACCTGAACCGTGCCAAGCATATCACCGGCTGGTCGCTGGGCGACGTGCTGGACTCCTGGCTGAAGCCGCTCGCCCACCTCTACGCCAATTCCGAGACGCCGGCCCCCGAAGGCTGGATTTTGCTGCAACACTACCTCGACCAGATCGGCTCGGACCTCGACTGCTCTGTGGCCGGAAACCATGACAAATGGGCCGGCGCGAACGACGTGCTGGGAATGCTCATGGAGCAACATGGTGTCATGCACCGCGCCGACTCCCTGCGCGTCGCCTACCGCTGCCCGAACGGGCGCGAGATCACCGTCAACGCCCGCCACACCTGGCCGGGCCGGTCGATGTGGAATGAGGTCCACTCGATCAAGCGCGCCGCCCGCATGGGGATCAGGGATACGATCCTCGTGGGCGGACATACCCACGTCTCGGGCGAAAGCACCGAACGCGACCCGATGAACGGCAAGATATCGTTCTGCTACCAGGTCGCGTCGTTCAAGCTGGTGGACGACTACGCCGACACGCTGGGCTTTCTGGACCGCAACCTGTCGCCCGCCGTCGCCCTGGTGATCGACCCGCGCCGGGCTGACAACGACCCTGAGCTGGTCAAGCACTTCTACGATCCCGCGCCGGCCGCCGACTACCTGGCGTTCCTGCGGCGCAAGGCCAAGGCCGCCTAGCCGAACCCCTCCACAATCTGCCGAGGTTCCATGCGAGCTGTCCCAGACATCGCCGCGAAATTCGTGCGCGCTCACGAAGGCTGTTCCCTCAGGGCCTATCAGGACTCCGGCGGCGTGTGGACCGTGGGCTACGGCCACGTAGGACCCGAGATCCACAAGGGCCTGATCGTCCCGCAAGCCGCCGCTGACCAGTACCTCAACGAGGATCTGGGGATTGCCGCCAAGCGCCTAAACGGCGTGGTGGACGAGGCCGTGATCCTCTCCCTCACCGACAACCAGTACGCCGCCCTGATCTCGTTCGTCTTCAACCTCGGGGCCGATCCGTCGTGGACGATCTGGAAGCGCCTGAACGCGCGCAAGTACGATCAGGTCCCCGGCGAGATGTCCCGCTTCGTCAACGCCGGCGGGAAGAAGGTCCAAGGCCTCGTCAACCGCCGGGCCGCCGAAGTGCAGCTCTGGTCGAACGGTGAGCCCGGGACGGACAACGAAGTGCTGTCCAGCGCCCAGACGCGCAACTGCCCCACACCGCCGGTTCCTGGCTCGTCAGGGAGCCTTGTGGGGCGCTGCGTGGCCTACGGGACGGGTGCGGTCGCGTCCATCGGGGTCGCCGCCCAGCAAGTCTCCTCGGCCGTCCAGCCCTACGCCGACAAGAGCCCCATCGTCGCCAAGGTCGTCTCGGTCATGGCGCTCCTGGGGGCGGGGGCCGTGGTCGTGGGCCTGGTCCTGTCGTGGCTCAAGCATCGTGAGGAGAAGCGTTGACCCTAGCTCTCTGCCTGATCGCGCTCGCCCTGGCTCTCCAGCCGGTGATCTGGGCGCTCGTGTTTTTCATCGCCCTCCAGCTCGCGTCCGCTGGAGACGGCACACCCCCGACGCAACCAAGTGAGGATCAAATGTCTCAAGCTGTGAAAGACGCCTTTGCTGCCTATGTGGCTTTTCGGGATGCTGGTGAAGCAAAGGCCGTAGCCGATGCTGTCGCCGCCGAACAGGCCAACCATCAAGCCGAGATCGACGCTGCGAAGGCTGCTGGCGCTCAAGCCGAGTCCGACGAGGACGTGGCGGTGATCGCTGCGGCGATGCCGGCGCCTGAACCCGCGCCCGAGGGCTGATCGATGGGGTGGGCCATCGTCGCGGGCTTAGCCGTCTGGGCGGCGATGGTGGCCCTGCCTCTCGTGCTTATCGTGGTGCTGGTCCGAGGCTGGCTGACGGGCAAGTGGTAGGCGCTGCGGGCCGGACGCTATCCCGGCTAAAGGGCGATCTGGCAGGAACTTAATCCCGGTGTGGTCCACGCCCCTCGACCCCACGATGCGGTTCTGCTTTCACCGCCGCCGCAGCCCCTGAACAATGCCAGGACATCGTTGACTCTGCAAGGGAAATTCGGCATGATAGACCCCAATGGCTACCCGGCCACGGACCCGACGCTGCTAGACCGCTTGGTTGATGCGGCGCGCAACTATCGGATGACTCCGCAGGAGGTGTTCGATCAGCGCGTGAGCTTCGTCTACGGGCAGATGAACGGCGAGGTCACGAAGGAGTGGGTCCGCGAACAGTTGGCGGCCCGATGATAAAGGCGTTCCTCGCGGCCTACGCGCCTTGGCTCTACGGCGGCCTCGCGGCGATCATCCTTGGCCTCGCCGGTTGGCTCTACCTCAAAGGCCGCCACGACGCCGACGCGGCCAGCAAGGCCCGAGCGGCCGCCGCCACTCAAACCCGCCAAGCCCAAATCACCCAAGCCACAAACACCGCGGTCGATCACTACACCCACGACGTGACGATTTTGCACGACCGAACGGAGAAAGCCGCAGATGCCATCCGTAAGGCCCCAACAGCTCAAGACGCTCTCGATCCTGGCTATCGCGCTTCTCTCTGCGATCAGCTTGCAGGGGTGCGCGGAACAGCCGTTTGCATCCCAGACGATCACCATTCCGTCGATGCTTCGGGAGGCCTGCCCGGCGCCGGTTTCTAACCTCTCCAGCCACGGTGATGAAGGCGCGCTCCTGATCCAGACGGAAAGCGCTCGCGTCGAGTGCGACAAGCGCAGAGGGGCCTTGGTGGAGATCATCGACGGGTCGAACCCGAAGGCCGCGAAGCCCTGGTGGAAGATCGGGCGCTAGCGCTTCAACAGATCCGGTAGCTTCGCCACGTTCAGCGTGATCCGCCTAGCCAAGTCCCGCGTAAGCCTCGGGCTTCGGTCTGTTCCAACGATGGGTTGGTCTCTGAAATAGGTGTACGCGAACCTGTGGCCTTCAGCGTCTTCTATCCAGTAGGCGTCTTCGTTGTTGTTTATGGTCCATGGTTGGGGGAGGCGATTGGTCATCCCGGGGCCTAGCTAACGACCTGTGGTGTCCCGGCTTGCTGCGGTCGCTATATCGCGCCGCCTCAACTCTGCTGCCGCGGCTTCGGAGTTTGAGTACACGGCGCGGCCAGTGATCAGGTCTTCGAAGCGCGGTCCCAAGAAGCGCTGAAGTTCGTCGTCGGACATAGTGGCAAAAGGCTTCTGTTCCATGGTTCCTCCCGGGGCAGAGCTTAGCCCTGCTGTGGCGCGGCCGGACGCTGCGCTAAGGCGAGTTGGGCGCTGTATTGGGCCGTGCTACCAGGGTAGAACGGGAGTTGGTAAAAGCAGCCTTGTGATGTCACCCCATAGCCAGGGGGTGGAATCCGCGCGATGGCGGCGCGTACCTCAGCGATTTCCTCCCTGAGGCTGGCAATTTCCGCGCGCATCGCTCGCAACTCTTCGTCCATCTCTAAATCCTACCTTCAACCGGAGCAGGGGGCTCCGACTATCCCATGGCGCCCATAGAGGTCCATCCCGGATCAGCTTCAACGCCCGTCTTGGCCCTACTTGGGGCCATAGAGCGGCGTGAAATATCGGCAGTCGCGTAGATAGCGCTCGACCGTCTCGGGGCCGTACTTGGCGCCCCACATGTCCGTGCGTCGGCGGCGCTCCATATCCCGCATCCGGCGCTTCCTTCCGCACTCACCAGCACTGTATTGCGTCCAGCCCTTGGTCGCGCACGACATCAGCAACCAGTCGTGCATCGGCGCATCATACTTGTCGAACCGGCGCACGCTCGGAAAGGTCTTCGTCGCGGCGGCCTTCCGAAGATCACGGATGCGATCCAGGGCATTGGCCGGCTGCTTCCCAGCGAACTTGCGGTAGAGCCACCAGCAGGGCGGCGAAAGCGGCGTGCGGTGCGGCTGGCGAAAGCTGCTGCTCATCCCGAATCCTCCCACGAAAAGCCCCTCAGGGCCAGTGAACTCTGCCTATCCAAGCGGGCCATGTAGCCCGCAGACGGGCTGGCTCAAAATGAACCTAAACCCTTGAGTTCCTTTCCTGTCTCTCGCGGTGAGAGGGGAGGGAATAGGTCCTCCCGGGATTTGTCACGATCAGGCTGAGGTGCCGTGCGCAGAGAGCGGAGGGCTAAGTTACCAGCCGTGGTCAACCGTGTCGTCAGGCGAGCGGTCGGCTGACATCGCGCCGAAAACAAACCCCAGCGCCAGGACGCCGAGCAGCCCCACGAATAAGGCTGCGACGTGATAGCCCGACACCCAGAGGAAGCCGCCCAGCGCGATCATGATTAGGGAAACAAGCATCAGGATTCGCCTTCTTATCCACAGGCCGCGCGCATTATGCGCAGGGTCCCCGGAGGGGAATTTCAACTAAGTCATTGAAAAGAGTGGTGCCACGACAGGGATTCGAACCCTGGACCTCAGCCTTACCAAGGACGGGTCCCACAACGGCTAGTGGCGACATTGGCGACACTCACACAACATCTTGCGACACTGGCGACGGTGTTCCTGTTTCGCCCCCGCCAAGGTGCGCATAATGCGCTATTCGCTCGTAGTTGCTGATAAGATAGCTTCGATGGATGGTCGTCTGGGCGCCGTAGCGTCCGTCAGGATAAACGGCGTTCACGTAGAACAGGTCTGGGTCGCCTTTGTGCGCTCGCATGACTTGGCGCCCGACAAGCGGCTTGGTGATCCGCGCTCGCGCGAGTGGTCGCCAGATACTTCCGATTTCGACTTCATCGCTCATCCTCGCCTCCCAGCGATATTGTCCACCGCGCCCCGCAGATAGTCAGGCGCGAACATAGCATAGTGGCGGCGGGTCGTTTCCACGGTATCCCCGAGCATGGTGGCGACCTCATCAAACGAAGCGCCCCCCTGGAGCGCCCAGGACGCCGCTGTACGCCTCAGGTCGTGGCGATGGGCGTCCTCCAGCCCCGCGAGCCGGCAAGCCCTTCCATAGGCCTTGCGCACGCTCTGCACGGGCAACCCCTCCCACTCGACCACATAGCCCGATGGCCCCGCGACCTTCCGGGCCGCCGTCAGGATCGCCCTCAGGGGCTCGTTCATCGGTATGGGCGCCGTCTTCTTGTTGGCGCTCTGGCCGGGCCTGTACCGGACCATGCCCGCGTCGAAGTCCACGCGATCCCAGGTCAGCTTGAGGATATGCTTTCCCCTGGCCGCCGTGCTGATCGCCAGCGCCAGGAACACCCGCAGGTGCAGGGGGCTGGCGTGGAAGTAGAGGCGGGCGAACTCCTCACGGCTGAGGTATCGGTCGCGGGGTTCGCCTTCTCCGGGTAGGTCGATCTTGGGCTCGTCGTTGAGCCAGCCGTGGCGCTTGCCGTACTTGAAGGCCTGGCGCAGGAACCGCAGCTCCTTGCTGATCGTCGGGTCCATGACGCCGGCCTTGCGGCGCTGGGCGACGTAGGACTTCACGCCCATGGCCGTGACCATCGAGGGCGGCAGAAGCCCGAACTGCGCCTTGATGTGGTTGAGGCTGTTCTTGATGGCCTTCGGGTAATGGACGGTTGGATCTTCCTCGCGGTCCTTGAGGTAGGCGTCGCAGAGCTGTTCGACCGTGAAGCGCTCCGGCGGCGCGTCGAGGATCGCCAGCTTTTCGGCGAGATACCTGCGGGCCTCTACCTTGTCCGTCGCGCCCGTAGATTGACGATGCGAGCGTCCCGCCTCGCTCCAGATGACGTACCATCGGGCGGATTGCTTGCCGTTGATGACGGGTCGTTCGAGTCGGTAGTCGGGCATAGCTTGGCCTCGAAAGCCTCTAGCGCTGTGGGGTGGACGCGGATGATCTTCGGGCCAGGGCGCACGGCCTGCAACTCGCCGGTCGCGACCCAGCGCTCGACGGTGCGGGGGTTGACCTTGAAGTGGTCGGCAACGTCTTTCACGGTCATGTACATGTTTGGCTCTCGGCCTGTCTGAAGGAGGCTCTTTGGGTCATGGAAGGGTTGAGGGTTTCCCGGGGCCTAGTTCGGCATCGGAGGTGTCCGCGATGGCCCCGCATTGGACAGCCAGCGGCACATCGCCCAGCGGCGAGTCCTCAAGCGGCAGAAGCCCGCTTTCGAGGGCGCAATAGAGGCATACGGGGACGAGTTTCGCGGCCTCCTTCGGTTGGGCAACGTCCCGCTGGCAGGTCCGGCAAGTGGCGTACTGCACGGCCTCGCTATCGATCCAGCCGAGCGTCCATGGCCAACACGCCACCTGCCTTGAGTGAACGAGCGTCAGCATCCCGGCGGGCCTTCCGACCTTCGCTGAGCGTCTCGCTCGCTGTCGCGCGACCGCTCGTAGGCTCCCGACAGGTACATCGGGCCGAAAACTGCGAGCATTGCGACAGCGCCGAAGACCGCCCCTCGCCAACCCGTTCGTGCGCCGGCCGCGGCGCCCATCAGCGCGAAGGCCAAGAGCGCGATGGTGCCGGGGTGTTCGCCGTAGCCCTCGACATAGCCGCAGCCGCGGACCGTGTGATGCAACCACCTCACGGCGCGCGCCCGTCCGACTGGCACGGCCTATCCGATGCGGCTCTTGGGCCGTCATATCCGAGGTTGGTACATGAGGAATCCATTGTTCTTCCTCCCCCTCCTAAGGGCCTCACGGCTTCGCGTGTGAGATCAGATCTCATTCACAACCCTCTAGAGGGGGTTCGTCCCGGGCCAGGTCGTTCTCTCCGGAGGTGTCCGCGATGGCCGACACGGAGACCTTCACCGGAATGACGCGGAAGCGGCTGGTGTCGTGTGGCGGCTTCGGGAAGGTCCGCCAGTAAGCGACTACGTAGTCTCGCGCGGCGCGTTCCGTCTCGAACGTCTGCCAGGTCCAGAAATCGCCGTAGGGGTTCAGGATGCCGTACGCGTTGCCGCGGATCGGCGACGGGCGCTTGGCGGTGCGGCTGCGGACACCTCCCACCGAAGGGGCGTGGTCCCGGGCGGAACTATCAGACTTCATTCGTTTCCCCTTCCGTCAGGCTAGGGAGAAGAGCGAGGATGGCGCGGAGGTCGCCGGACTTTTTGCCCGGAGTGGTCCAGAGCAAGGGGCGCTCGGCGTCGTCATCGCCGTCCAGCCATGCGATGTAGGCCTTCACCCGCTCAATCGCCTCTGTCGGCCATCCCGACTGTACGGCGGGGGTTGTTGACGGCATCCCGGGACCCTTGTCGTTGACACCTGAGGTGTCATGCGCTGCAAGGCAGAGATAGGCGTTCAGTTCCTCGGCCATGTCCTTGCAAACTGCAGCCGTTATGCCGTGGACTAGGCTCCCGGTGGCTAGTTCGCGAAGCGCCGCCAACACCCGGTAAGGGTCTGCTCTTTCTGTAACGTCACTCATCGTGAGGCTCCGTGGGGAAGTGGTTTCCCGACGCGCCCGCAGACCCGGCAGTAGTCGAAGCCTTCGTCATCATCAGCGCCCGCGCAGATGAAGCACCAGGCCGCAGCAGCCCCCCCACCCCCCTCGACGTGGGCCTCGGCGGGGGTTGCGGCTTGCGCGACCAGCAACGAGTGCCAACGCCGCGCCGCATTGACGAGGGTTCGCAACTTCACACCCTTGCCGTAGCGGATGTGATTGATCTCCACGACGCACGGAAGCGGCGTGTCGAGCGGATCGGCGGGGGTTGCGGGTGGGGTGCGGCGGTTCCAGGCGGCGATGGCTTCGCGGGCTAGATCGCGTACCTGATGAAAGGCCAAGTGTCCTGCGTACTCGGATGACTCATCAGGCTGAATCGCGATAGCTTGAAGCGCTTCCAGAAGGCTCTGAGCTTCGGGCGAGGACGGGCTTGGCAGGAGATCAGTCATAGGAACATTCCTCCGCCCAGCACGAGGCCGGCGTGTAGCCATCGGCGAAGTAATCGAACCAGCACTCCTCATTGAGCACGACCGATCCGACCAGCCACGCCGCCGGGTTCTTCGGTTGAGCGATCTTCGCGAGCGCTAGCAGCCAGTCGGTGAATGCGTCGCCGGCTAGCCTTGCGGCCTGTTGTTTGCGCCCCTGGGCGATGAACCAGGGATCATCCTGAGCAGAGTTCTCCGCGCCCATGCCCGCGAATACTTCCGCGTCAGCGGAAGCCTCGCCGCACGGCTGGCTCCGGGAGACGACCTCATCTTCCTTCTTCATTCAAAGGACCTTTGTCTTGGTGATGTTGGGTTCATCCGGTGGAAGAGACGCTGACGCACGCTGCTCCGCAGCGGCTAATGGAGCGCTGCTCTCCGCTGGAGGAATGCGCCGAACCTTCGCGAGGCCAAGAAGACCACCCACGCCCTCGTAAGAGAGCCGCGCCGCGCCCTCAGCTATGGCGCGGTCCACGAGGTCCCGTTCGTAGGCGTCAAGCGAGCCCACAAAGAGCCCATCGAGCCACACGAGATCGCCTTGCGAAACGGTCACTTACTTTCCTCCGCTGCGATGGGCGTAAAGTCCGGTGTGCGCTGAGCCTCGCCACGGACGGCCTCGGCGATTTCCGCTTCGGAGGCTCGACGGAGCCATTCCCGGAAGTCACCGATTTGCGCGGTGAACTCCCAGCGTGGTCCGGTCCCGTTCATGACCATCGCGTGGTACTTCTCCCACGGCGTCCAGCGGCGCTGATCGGTCAGCCTGACCCACGCCGCCGTCGCCGCGACGTGGGGGAACTCGCCGCACCACCACCACGCGTCTGCAAGGTCTTCGCGGAGCCGCCAGAGGGCGTGACGGTCGTCTTCGATGCTGGGGTCGAGCCAACGAGCAAGGGCTTTGCGAAGCTTCACGACGCGCCCCCTTCCGACTTCATCTCGGCCGCCTTCGCCGTTTCGGAGAAACGTGCGTCAGTGGGGTTGGAAGATGAAGTATTGAGGTCATCCGTTGCTGGATTACCGGCACGAGGCTTCGCCTCGGACTGCGGGCTTGGGCTCTCCGCTGGAAGAAGCGAGAGGATAGCGTTCTGGAGGCAAGATCGCGCCCAGTCTTTGCTCCAAGCTGGCGTGTGGTTATCGAACCGATTCACACCGTAGAGCTGCTTCCACACCTCTTGGGCGGCGTCTGCGGCGTGGCGCGAATGACACGGCGTCTTCAGCCCAAACCTGATCGCCGACGCACACGCTGAAAGCATGTCGATGATGTGGTCGGTCGGATAAGCATCGTCGGGGTTCAGGCGGTCGCAGGCCTCATGAACGAGAATGGCGCCGCCGGTGAGCGCTGAGGCACCCTCGACGGACAGCATGCCTTCGGCGAGCGCCAGGACCGTCAGCGACCCCTCAGATGGCGGCTTCCCGGTTAGGTGACCGATGCGCGCGGCCATGTCGCGATGCTCGGCGATCTCGGCAACCAAGCTGCGCACGAAAGCGACAAGCACGTCGGGCCGCTCGATCCGCTGATCCCACGGATAGCCAATCTCGTCGCACAGTATGCGGATTGGTCCCTTGGGCTCGTCGTAGCGCATTAGCCGGCGCAGAGTGGCCGCGTCCTCCGGAGGCAGTGCTGGGGCTTTGCTCGCGAGCGACATTCAATGGCCCCCGTCGTTATCGGATTTCGGCCCTTGGGCCGTACCGCCGCGAGAGGCAACGGATGACCCATGCTCTTCCAGGCGAGCTAGAACTGAAGCTGCGTACTCGTCTTCGGTCAGCGCCAACCAGTCCCACATGTCCTCCCACGGCTGGCGCTTGATCGCGTCTGTCCAGCCGTCATGGAAGGCTCGCGCCACAGCTACACGGAGGGAGGCTTCAGCGCGTTCGCGAACGGACTGCGCTGCAAGCTCGCGGTTGTTGGCGGCCATTCGCGCTGAGCGTTCCGCCAGATACTCGTTCCACGCCGAGGCCTCCTTCGCTTTCAGCTCATCCCGTTCGGCTTCAGCGCGTTCGGCTCGGGCTTCTAGTTCAACGATGGTGTCGGCGGCTTCCCACGCGGCGTGCTGCTCCAGCGGATAGCCGTCGTCGTGGGCCTGTGCGTGAGCTGATGCCCGCAACCGCTCGACCAGCGCATCAGAACCCTCTCCCACAGCGGGGGGAGGGAGATGATCTCGGGGTTGTTGGGTCATGAGTTCATCCCAGAGTTGCCCGTCTTGCTAGGCTTCGCCGTCGCATCACCAGGCGCTGTGCGTTCTGAAGGGAGCGGTTTCCACTCGCGCGGCTGCGCCGAGCGCACGCCATGTTCGTTCACCGCCCAGCAGACGCCATCGCTCCAGCAGGGCGGGGCCGCGTCTTCATCTCGCGCCGCCCAGCCGCCACAGGATCCACTCTCGTTCTCGTAGGCGCCCGCGTTCCAGAACGCCGCGAACTCCCGCCGGCCGGCCTTGACCATCACCATCTTGCCGGTGAGCGGTGCTGACTTGATCGGACGCCAAGCGCTCACCGCTCCACCACACGGCCATCGACCGTCCTCTTGCGGGTTGGATTCCAGAACGAGCGGCGCTTGACCTCTTTCGGCCTGGTTAGCCGTTCCTGATGGTGGGCCTTGGTGATCCGCGGCCGGTCCTCGTCCAGCGTCTTGCGCTCATGGCAGCGCTGCTTGTGCATGGGGTAGAGGTTCTCCAGGCTGTCGTCGGCGGACAGCTCGCGGGGCAGCTTGTGGTCGTATTCGACGGTGAGCCCGGCTTGCGCCACAGGCTTTCCGCACCACCAGCAGATGCCACCCTCGCGGTTCCATGCCGCGACCTTCATGGCCTTGGACGGCTGGGGGCGATCCGGGACGATCACGCGCGGGCGGGACATGAGCGGGTTGTGGGTCATGCCGCAGCACCGCCAGCGAGGTTCTGACCCCCGCTGGCGCCCTGCTGCTCCTCGTGAAACCGGACGTCATGTTCAGCCCCGAACGCGGCGATCAGCTCGATAAGTTCTGCCACCTCGGGAACCGTCATCTGGCTCGTGTGCATCCCCAGAAGGACAAACCCGCCATTGATCCCCGGCACGACGTCCAGGCCGTGCTTGGCGCTCCTGAGGGCTGCCGTGAAGATGTCCTTCCACGCCTCGACGTCGCGCTTGGCCCCGCTCCATTCGACCTGGGCGGCGACGTCGGTGATCATGGCGTGAAGCTTCTGGTTCTGAGGCCCGGTGCGCTTCAGCCGGGAGAACGTCACCACAGCGTCAGCCGGGGCGTTCGCCAGGAAGGTCGCGGCGCGTTGGCGCTCTCGCTTGGCGCCCAGGATGAAGGTGACGGGGGTTGCCATCACGCAGCCTGTACGTGACCCGAGTTCCCGGCCACGCGGCCAGGACTTGCTCCACCAATCGCGCCACGAAATCCGGCGTCGAGATCAGCCGCCTCGCTGGCGATGTGTTCCTCGCCGACGATCTCCTCCAACCGTAGCTCAAGCATATTGTGGATGCTGTCGAGCCATGACGTGGGGAGGTGAGCGGTGTAGTCGTCGAAGTTGGTGTGCCAGTCCTTCAGGCCAGCGCGGTCGCATTGGGCGATGTCGGCCTTGATCTTGGCGTCGTCACCGTCTCGCTTGGCTTGCGCCGAGGACTTGCGGCCGGTCGTGGGCTTTACGGGGGGCAGTGGCGCGGAGGGTTCGGCGCGAACCTGCGCTGTGCGCTGGTCCAGCAGGTTCCGCAGCTTGCCGTACTCGCTGTCCTTGATGACGGAGGTCCGCCCGCGCTGTTCCAGCTCCACCCAGGGCGACGTTAGATCGTACAGGTACCGTCCGATGCCCCAATTCACGGCGGCCCGCTTAAACGCTGTCGAAAGCGAGCCCTTCTCGGCTTCAACGTCAGTGTCGCCCGCGCCGTCCGACTTCCAGATCCATTCGTCGCCGACCTTGACGCCGATCTCGCACGTCGTGGTCCCGTTGACGTGGGGATGACGGCGCTGCCAGCCGCCAGGACCGCACACAGCGTCCAGCCGCTCCATCACGTCGCGGGCGTCGATGTAGGCCAGGGCCATGCCGCGGCTCTTGTCGGCGGTCGTGGAGCCCACCCGCCAGGAAATGCGGTCGGCAGGGAAGGGCGCGGCCAGATGGTCGAAGATGCCTTGGGTCATGCGAAAGCCCTTGCGGTTTCGAGCTTGGAGAGAGCGGCCTTGCGGGTCGCGTCCTCACCGTCGAGGGTTGCTTGGTAGGCGACGTGACCGGCGGACCACATGGAGGCGAGGGCCTTGCGGATCGCGGCCGGATCGTCAGCGGATTGAGCGGCGAGCGCGTGCTTGGCGACCTCGGCCAGAGCATCGCTGAGGATGGTGGAATAGGGCTCGGCGAAGGTCATTGACGAACTCCCGCATCGATCTGCGACCAGATTTCGGTTCGCTCGGTCTTGTGGACGTAGACGGCAACCGGGCCGTCTTGCCGGTACTGCGCCGCATAGTGATTGGCCTCGCGAAGGATGGCTTCGCCGTCAGCCCCCTCGCCGAACGCCACCTCGTCTTCGCCCTGGAAGACGGAGAACTCATAGGTGACCTCGCCGACCGGCGCCGAAGGCCCGGAGACGGGCGTTGCAACAGCCCTGGGATGACCCCTCACGCCGCCACCCGTTCAGCAGCCGCCGGACGCCAGATCGTTCTCGGCCCGTTGGGGGTTTCCTTGATGATCCGGGCACAGCCGTAGCGCTCGCCTTCCTGTTCAGCCCAAAGCCTTGCGGCCTTGCTGTCGGTGAAGGTTTTGACGAGGATCGGGACGCCGTAGATTGTCTGAGCGGTAATCATTGGGGCGCTCCAGCGAGGCCGCAGAAGCCCTCGTAGACCCAAGTCCCGTGGCCGGTCAGGTCGCGGTCGGAAAGCTGGCCGGTACGGGCGTCCTTGAACTTGGACGCGCCGGGCACTTTCCGCCACGCCATGCAGGCTGAGCCGATGCACCGAGCGCTTGCTGGATTGCTGGCGTCGCCATCGGTGTGGACCACGACGCGATCACTCAGCGCTCCCCGGTTAGCGCCGGCCACGCCGATCCATTGCTCCACTAGCGAGCCTTTGGGTGTGATGGCGGACGGGGAGGCTACCCGCGCGAACGGACACCATTTCGTCTTCGCTTCGTCTTCGGTCATCACAAGCTCCACATGAAGCAGCAGACCAGCGCGATAACCGCGCATGTGCTGATGAATTGAAGGGAGAGAGGGAGGAAGACTTTCATGCGTCCTCCCGGGATTTGTCACCGACGACCTGAGGTGTCCGCAGCAGCTTCGACCGGCGCGCCGTCACTTCGCTCATTGCGAGGGTAAGGGCGTAAAGCACCTCCTCGCGATGCTCTTCGGCCACGTTGTCGAGCACTCTGTCGAAGAAGCTGGCTTTGATCCTGTCGAGGATCGCGCGAGCATTCATGGCGCGCGTTTCCCAGAGCATCTTCACCGTGCCCTCAAGCGCGGTCGCCCAGTGGTCAGGCTCATAGCCGTTGTCGATCAACCAGCGCCGCACCTCGGAACTGGGGTTCCGCAGGGCCTCGGCCACCACCTTGCAGTGGCGCGAGGTCGGATCGGTGTGGATCGGGAAGAACTTGCCGTAGAGCCGCCCCCATTGCGGCGGCTTGGCATACACAGGATCGCGAGCGTAGCGTTCAGCGCCGCCATCGCGGACACCGCCGGCCGTCTCGTCAAGGTTCCCGGGAGGACCACTCATGCCGCAGTCCTCCTATCCTGCCGAAAGTCCATCGCCTGACAGCGGGCATCCCAGAGGGCGTTGAAGGCCTCGCGGGCTACTCTGGCTGCTTTTGCAGCTTCAGTGGCTTCCGCTTCAAACAGCGTCAGAAGGTCTTCAACCCTATGATCTGTAAGAGCTGATCCAGAGAGGTAGACTTGGCCGTTTAGGGAGGTGAAAGACTGGCTCATTGGCCTTCGCTCCGCGCCAGTTCGGAAGCTTTGCGGAGGGCGGCGACGACTTCGGCTTGAGTTCGGCCGGGAGTGTCGTTCCACTGGATTTCTGGCGAGCGGATGACCCCGCGAAGAAACTCGCGGGCCTTGTTATCTACCCAGTCGGCGTCTTCTCCTGACGCCACGATCAGCGCGCCAGAGACGCAGAAGCAGTCCGCCTGTTTCCAGTCGTTGCCGAGCCCGGTGGCGAAAATCTTGCGGCCCTTGCGCGCTAGAATATGCTGCGTCCAGCAGCCCTTCGGCTCGATCAGGTCAGCGGCCTTCGCCAGGACTTCGGAAGGCTTGAGAGCAACGTCGGTCATGATCTACCTTTCCGACTGGCGTTGAGTTGAAGTTGCGGCCAAGTAGCCGCGCATCCGGGGTGGGTATTGGGAGGCCATAAACTCCGCCTCACCATTCAACTCAGCAACAACATCCCTAGCCATAGATTCCGTAAGGCCAGAGACAAGCCGCGTGCAGTCCCCATCCCAACCCTCGGAGTCCTTCCAGGTCGTATCTTGATACACCCCCCAACCTTCACCAGACGGAGAAGCTGAGAAGCTGACACTCACCTTCCGAGCAGAAGCCGGAACGAACTCCCATGGAGAACGGGGATGGATGGCGATGTCGGAGATATCGGCGAAGGCGTTCAAGACCGCGCCTCCGTCCCGAGGGCCTTGGCGATGGCGGCGCGAGCGGCGTCGGTGGCGGTGTTCACGTCGGCGTCCAGGTTGCCGTACTTGAGCATCACCAAGGCGAGCATGGTCTGCGCCGCCTGAAGCAGCTCAGGAGCCGCAGCGATCAGGCGGGCGTTGGCGCGACATTCGTCAGCCGACTTTAGTTTGTCGCAGCTGGCCCACACGGTGCCTCGCTGGACGTTTCCACAGGTGGCGACCACACGCCCGTATGGCTCAGTGCCCCACGGCCCCGGGGTAAAACCAGCCGCGCTCATCGGCTACACTCCGATTTTGCCCAGCGGGCGTTGATGGCGTTGCGGCTGATGTCGGATCGACGCTCCGGGCTCAGCGCAGCAGCGCGAGCATGCCCACCGCGCGGGGCGCTGCCCGGAGACTTCGCGAGGCCCTTTCGGACGGCGGCGGCGTGACGTTCTCCCCGCGATGTCCGGCCATGTGCCTCGCGATCCGCCGCGTTCTCGGCGCGGGTTCCCCAAGCGAGGTTGTCAGCGCTTCGGTTCAGTTTGTTTCCGTCGAGGTGGCGAACCTCGTGCGCTGGCGTGGGCCGAGGAGGCAGATAGCGCTCGGCCACCAACACATGAACAGCCTTCCGGGTGCGCTTCCCGTTGATGATCAGGCGCACGCTCGGGTAGCCGTCGTCGTTGGGCTCCTGCGCCAGCTCGCGCCGCCCCAAACCTCGCCAGTTGGTCAGCGAGAACACGCGGCCGTCCGGCGTCACCTCATAGAGAGCAGCAAGGCTGACGCCACCGGTCTCTCGTGCGTCCCGGGAGGACATAAAAATCTCATCTCCAAAACCCCCAGAACCAAGACCAAGGCCCTGCTTCCGGGTGATGGGAAGAGGTTCACATTTCGTGAGCTACGGGTCAACAGAAAAGTTCACGAAACACGAGCGACCAAATCGCGCGCAGTGAAAAGGGAGCCTGCTGCCGCCGTTTAGTGAGTCGGGATCAGCCTACTTTACGCCCCGGAGGCGGCGTTCAATCTCTCCATGAAGCCCCTCAGCTTCAAGGGCCTCAGCAGCAAGCTTGGGGCCTTCCTCGCGCATTGCGCGGATCGCATAGGCGAGAGGAGGGGGCATCAGCAGTTCATATGGGCGGATCTGTAGAGCTCGCGATACGATGTTCACGATATCCTTGTCGTACCGCTTGAGCCCGGTAAGGACGTTGCTCACCTTGCCAGCGGACCAGCCCGTCTCTTTCTTAAGCCAGGCGTGCGGAAACTCGATGCGCTGCGCCTCGATCCACTCGGGCAAATACCAGTCAGGGTCCGACCTAGCCATGCTCGCATTTTGCGAGCGCGTGCCGGGTCCGTCGCTACAGGAAACGTGAACTGAACCGTTGACTTCGCGCTCAGATAATGTGAACTCTGGCGCATGGACCTTGCTGACTTCAGGCGTAGCCTCGGGCTCTCTCAGGAACAGTGCGCCGCCCATTTGGGTTTGGCGCCGTCGAGCAAGGGCTGGATTAGCGAGATCGAGAGCGGCGCCCGGCCAGCATCTCTTCGGCTGGCGCTGAAGATCGAAAAGTGGTCGCAGGGCGCTGTGCCGGCGGCCAGTCTCAGCCCAATCGCGGCCGATCTGGCCCGCCAGAAGCGGGGCGAGGCCGCCTGATGGCCTACTCCGTCCCCACGCTCGCAATCAACGTCGGCAGGTACTGGCGGAACAACGCCAAGGCCTGCATCCGCGCACGGGTGACGGCCGGCTGCGATTTCGGCGGTCGTATCGGCGTGACACCGGACAGGGATTCTTCCGTCGCCAAGAGGTCGGCCGCATGGCGCAAGAAGGCCTCGCCGCGTCGTTTGGAGACGGTCGCGAGGTACGACTGCACGAACACGCGGATCAAGACGATCTCGGCTGACGGGGCGGGGAGTTCTTCGGGCGCTGACATGACGTGTTCCACCGCCCCTATGGGGAACCCGGCAGATGAACGCCACCTGAAAATTGAGGGTTACCCCTCGCGCAACCATGCGGCGATTTATCATGCGGGGTCGATCCCGTGACCGGCGCCGAACTTTTCTCGATCTGCGTGGGTGTTGGCGTCGCGCTCGCTGCGCTGATGATGGCCGCCCTGCACGGTAGTCGCTGACATGCTGTGGGGCGCGATCATCGTCTGGCTGGCCCTTCAAGCTCCGCTGGGGCTT